ATAAAAAATGTAAAAGGAGCTGATTGCATGTCATTAACAGCAAAACAGAAGCGGTTCTGTGATGAATACCTTATAGACCTTAATGCCACGCAAGCGGCTATCAGGGCAGGATATTCAGAAAAAACAGCGTATAGAACAGGAGCAGACAACCTCAGAAAACCTCAGATTGAAGAATATATAGCAAAGAGACAAAAAGAGCTATCAAGGAGTACAGAGATAACCCAGGAGAGAGTTATCAAGGAACTTGCCTTGATAGCTTTTTCTAATAATGCTGATTATGCACATGTGGTTGAAAAGAAGATGAAAGCAGAAGTAGGTGGAGCACTTGTGGATGTGCTGGATGAAGATGGTAAACCTGTTATGTATAGAACAGTAGAGCCGGTACTTACGGAAGAACTTACAGAGGAACAGAAGAGGGCACTTGCTGTTATCAAGAAAGGCAGAGATGGGTTAGAGGTTAAGTCCTGCGACAAGGTTAAGGCCTTAGAGCTTCTTGGCAAGCATTTAGGCATCTTTACAGACAAGATAGAAGCCAATGTAAACGATACAACCAGGAGCGAGCTTTCAGAGCTTCTTGCACAGCGGAAGGCAAGAGGTGACCCAGATGCTTTTAAGTGATAAATATTGGGATTTCATAGACACACCAGCAAGAGCAGAATTCCTTGAAGGTTCTACTGCATCAGGTAAGACAACAACGGTTGCTGTGAAATTTATCATGAATGTAGCAGAATCAGATATGAAGTTGCATGTTATAGCTGGTAATACAACAGGTGTTATCGAGAAGAATATCATCAATGCTGATATGGGATTGCTTCAGATATTCCCTAATTTGGAATACTGTGGTAATGGCGATAAAGAAAATAAACTTCCACATATTAAATTCAAAACTGGCAGCAGTACCAAGATAATATATGCTCTCGGTTACGATAATGCCAGCAAGTGGAAGAATGCCTTGGGTTCACAGTTTGGTTGTGTGTGGGTAGATGAGTGCAATACAGCTAACATAGACTTCATACGAGAGATATTCGGACGTTCTGAATACTTTGTTGGTACTCTGAACCCAGATGCACCTACATTACCCATATATTCAGAATACATCAATCACGCAAGACCGATTGATAAGTACAAGGCAGATGTGCCGCAAGAAATATGGAAAGACCTTAATGGTTGCGAACCTATTAGAGGCTGGGTATATTGGTTCTTCAGGATGATAGATAACATATCCATGACGCCTGAGAAGATAGAGCAGAAGAAAATGAGCTATCCGCCGGGGACTAAAATATATAAAAATAAGATATTGGGATTAAGAGGCAAGGCCACGGGTCTTGTCTTTTGTAATTTCTGCCGACGACATGTTATTACAAAGGAACAGGCCAAATCTTATATTAGGCAGGAATGCGATAATACGCAGACAGAATGGTTTACAATATATACAAGCGGGCTTGATACAGCGTATTCAAGCAAGAGTCCGGATACTATAGCAATGTCCTTTGTAGGCATAACAAACAAAGGAAAATGTATTGTACTTGCTGAAAAAACATATAATAATGCGGCTCTTGATGTGCCTATAGCACCTTATGATACAGTAAGGAATTATGTTGATTTCTTAGAGCGTAACAGAAAAGAATGGGGAGGCATGGCAAAAAATGTATTTGTTGATTCTGCCGATCAGGCAACAATAAAAGAGCTTGTAAAATATAAACGTGAGCATCCGGACTGCAGGTATTTATTTAATGCTGCATATAAAGCAATGACAATAGTAGACAGAATTAATTTACAGCTTGGCTGGATGTCATTTAATGATGAGAAATGTAAGGAACCTGATTTTTATGTAGTTGATACATGTACAAATTATATGGGAGAACTGCAGGTATACAGTTGGCTTGAAGATAAAGACTGTACGCCAGAGGATGGGAATGACCACATGGTAAATAGTGTGCAGTACGCTTGGATTCCATACAGTGACAAGATAGGAGTGTAGAGAGGTGAATATATTTAATTCTATGGCAGATAAGATAAGACAGGGAATAAGAACATGGCTTAGGATACAGCCAGCACAGATAGGAAGCATACAGCTTAATGAAGTCCTTGATTATGAAGCAAATGCAATAAAAAACAGAATATGGTACAGAGGCGAGAGCGAGGAACTATCACAGCTGTATTTACAACTCAATGGGGATAAGACAAGATTTTGGGCGGCAAAATGTACTCCAGGAATGGAGATAAGGAAGATACATGTTGGAATTCCATCTATGATTGTAGACATGCTTGCTGGTATTGTAGTAGGCGATATGAATATTGTTGATGCTGGCAGCAGACAGCAGGAGTGGAACGCTATAGCAGATGATAATAAATTTAAGGAGCTTGTAAAAGAAGCGATAACAGAGACTCTTTATATTGGAGATGGAGCATTCAAAGTATCTTTTGATACGTTGTTGAGTCAATATCCGATAATCGAGTTTTATCCCGGAGATATGATAGATGTAATTCGTCAGAGAGGCAGAATCAAGGAGATAGTATTTAAAACTGTGTATGTGAGCAACAGACAGGAATATGTGCTTTTAGAGCATTACGGTCATGGATATATTGCATATGAGCTCACAAAGAACGGCAGAGAATACAACATCGATGCAGTTCCAGAGCTTGCAGGATTGAAAAATGTAACATGGAATGACAACTTTATGCTTGCAGTTCCACTTATGTTTTACAAGTCGGCAAAATTCAAAGGCAGAGGAAAGAGCATATTTGACAGTAAAATTGATAATTTTGACGCACTTGACGAGGCTTGGTCACAGTGGATGGAGGCACTAAGGTTAAATAAGACAAAAGAATATATTCCTGAGAGTATGCTTCCGAGAGACCCGAATACAGGTGCGGTATTAAAGCCTAATGCGTTTGATAATGCTTATATACAAGTAGAGACTTCAATGGCAGAAAAGGCAGCACCCAAAATTGAGCGGGAGCAAAGCAATATACTTCATGAGAGTTATCTTGCAACTTATATTACGGCTCTCGATTTGTGCCTGCAGGGAATAATGAGTCCTTCAACGCTAGGTATTGATGTAAAGAAACTTGATAATGCTGATGCACAAAGAGAAAAGGAAAAAGCGACGCTTTATACACGCAATAATATAGTGGAGCAGTTGCAGGAGGTTTTACCTAAGCTTGTAAATACAGTATTCAGAGCAGTTGATACATATAATAAAACAGTAATAAAAGATATTGATGTTGATGTGACATTTGGTGAATATGCAAATCCGTCTTTTGAATCACAGGTTGAGACAGTCAGCAAGGCTAAGCAGGGCGGTATTATGAGCATAGAGGCATCTGTTGATGAGCTGTATGGAGATACCAAGGATGATGAATGGAAGCAGGAAGAGATATCAAGGCTTAAGGCAGAACAGGGTATATCTGATATGAAAGAGCCAGCACTTAATATGCAGTCAGATGGCTTTACAGTTAATGGTGCTGATAACAGTTTTACAGGTTTTGATAACAAGTGAGGTAGCTTATGGCACTTAATACAGAATATGACATAGAGAAAGCCTTTAGAGCCATAGAAGATGAGCTGATTGCTTCTATGATACGAAATCTTGACAGACACAGAGCGGAAGAAGATGAACTTGGATTCAATTGGACACAATGGCAGGTAGAACAGCTTAAAGCCTTAGAAAAATATAAAGCAGATAACAATACACGTTTTGCGGGCAGATTCAGCGATATAAACAGTTCAATTGATGCAATGATATTTACAGCAAGGCAGACAGGCGGCACAGAGCAGGAACAGAAGATATTAAGAGCATTGAAAAAGGGATTAAAAGCATCCAAGGTGTCACAAGGCACTGAGGGTGCTTTTTTCAAGCTTAACACAAGAAAGCTTAATGCCCTGATTAAAGCTACGAAGTCAGATTTTAACAGGGCGGAAAAAGCAATGCTTAGAATGTCGGAAGATAAATACCGGCAGATAATATTCAATGCTCAGGTGTATGCGAATACGGGTGCAGGAACATATGAGAAGGCTGTGGACATGGCTACAAAGGATTTTCTTAAGGCAGGCATTAACTGTATAGAATATTCCAATGGTGCAAGACATTCAATAAAATCATATGCCAAGATGGCAATTCAGACAGCGTGTAAGCGTGCCTATTTGACCGGAGAAGGCGAAATGAGACAATCATGGGGAATTAGTACAGTTATCATGAATAAGCGTGCTAATGCCTGTCCTAAATGTCTTCCGTTTGTTGGAAAGATTCTCATAGATGATGTGTGGAGTGGAGGTAAGGTATCTGATGGTCCTTATCCACTTATGTCTTCTGCTATGGCAGCAGGGCTTTACCATCCTAACTGTAAAGATGTACATACAACATACTTCCCTGAACTTGATGATGAGCCTGATAGCAAGTTTTCCAAGAAAGAGCTTGAGCAGGTTAAGGAAGATTACAAGCAGGACCAGAAGCAGCAGTATGCAGGCAGGATGATTGAGCAGTTTGATAGGCTGTCTAGGTATTCCTTAGACTCAGATAACAAGAAAGTGTATGCGGCGAGGAAGAAACAATGGGAGAATGTAGTTGCAAATGGACAGAAGAATGATAAAATAAAATTAAAAGATAGTATCACTAACACGAATACAAAAATAGAGTCTCTTAAGAAAGAATTTAGCGACATGACAGAAGGATACTCTTATGATGACTGGTTCAAAGAGTTTGATTCTATAGTAGATGGCTTTGGAGATGTATCTGAGGATGATTTGGTTGATAAACTAAAGGATTTAGATACTCAAATAAAGAAATTTGAAAAACAAAAGAATAAGCTATTGATTCAGAAAGAAAAGAGAAAACAGTTAAATACTGGATATAGTGGTAAAGTTCCGGATAATGAGCTTGATAAGTTTAATAAGAAAGCACTTGAACAGATTAAGTCAGATACAGGGTATTCGGATGAAAAAGCAAAAGAACTTCAAGAGGCGCTTAAAGAGTATTTTGGTGGTGATTATACATCAATTCTAAATGGAGAAACTGAAACAGCTAAAACAATTAGAGATGGAATTGACAGAATGCCAGCATATGAAGGTAGTATAAGCAGAGGAATGACATTGAACAATTCAGATGTTAGAATGTTTATCGATTTAAAAAAAGGTGATGAAATACCAAGAAGAGGTGTAATAGAAAGCTGGACAAGTAACAAGGGTACTGCCATTGGATATGGTGGAATAAGCGATTATGAGAGAAGTTCTGTTATACTTGAATGTGAGAAAAACGAAACGGCTGTTGGCGTGCAGCATTTATCTCTGTTTGGGACTGATGAATCAGAGGTTTTAAGTAGTTCAAAGTATGAAGTAGTTGAAGTGATAAAGGAAAGCAAATATGATTATTTATCAAAACATAGGGAGTATCTATATTTTCCAGAGGATTTAGAAGATTCTAGTGGAGTATTAAAGGAGAATGTTGTATGCGTAATCAAAGTGAAAGAGAAAGTATAATACAATATACGAATCATTTAATAGAACAAAACAATGATGAAATTAAGAGTCTAAAGTCACGGCTTGATAAAATAATCAGTAATGATGAGCAAAGGAAGATTTTAGAAAATATTGAAGAATTAAATCAGTATAATCGTAGATTGACATTGAGATTAGAAGAACCTATGCTTAGCATGATTATAGAATATAAAGAGTTGCTGCAAAAGGGAAGAGAAGCAACTACGCAGGAGCAGCGTAAGTATTATTCTGAATTATCACACAAGAAACATCAGGAAATGTTGATGGAAGAATTTGGTGGAGATAAGAACATAGGGAGATTTAATAGTATTTAATTTGTTGAGAGTGTAATTTTGAAGAAAAATAAAATTTGAAAAGAAATTGAAGGAGGCAGCAAGGTGATAAAGAAACTAAAAGATGCAAGAACAAAATTCGTGAATCATTTTAAATATTCTCCAGAGTTCCCTCCTGATTTATATTTTGACCAAGAAGAATATGCTGAATTATTGTTGAAATGCATAGAAGATGATTTTGATTATACAATTGAGAAATATGGAACAGTAGTGCCAAAGAAAATGCCAAGACCAGAAATAATATGGGATTAACAGCCACCAGTCGAGAGATTGGTGGTATTTTTATACCCAATTTTAAGAAAGTGAGGATTTAGAAATGAAGGATTATATTGGAGTAAAAGTGGTGGCAGCAGAGCCAATGAGCAGAGGCGAATACAATGCATACAGAGGATGGAAGATACCAAGTGACGAGAACCCGGCAGATGAAGGCTATCATATAAGATATCCTGATGGATATGAAAGTTGGTGTCCTAAGAAACAATTTAATGAAGCGTATAGAAAATGTGACAATATGACATTTGGAATTGCTATTGAAGCACTGAAAAAAGGTAAGAAAGTAGCAAGAGCTGGATGGAACGGAAAAGGAATGTTTGTTGTATATCAGAAAGCATATCCGAATGGAATCCCCTGCAATAAGCAAACAGCGGAAGCATGGGGGTTAAACGAAGGCGATTTGTTTATATGTAACCCATATTTTCAGATAAAAAATGTGGATGGTTCACATTCAATGTGGGTTCCAAGTATTAACGATTGTCTCGCTGAAGATTGGATTATATTAGAATAGTCCAAAGTTGCACCAGTGCAACACAATTTAATATTAGTTATTAAGCACACATGGCAATACGCTGTGGGTGTTATTTTTATGCCCAAAACTTAATGGCACTAAACTTTAGGAAAATGCCGACGGGCGGTAAACGGAAGAAAGGAGACAATGTGGAGATGAGATTACCTTTAAATCTTCAGTTCTTCGCAGAAAGCGGAGAAGGCGGCAGTGAGCAGAGCAATCAGCACAATGACAATAATCAGCAGTCGGCCGGAGTTGATTATAACAAATTGCAGGAGATGATAGATACTGCAACTGCCAAAAAGGAAAACGCTGTAATTAAAGACTACTTTGTTCAGCAGGGATTATCTGAAAATGAGCTTCATCAGGCAATCGCAGCATACAAAAAGAGCAAAGAGCAGCAGTCGGAACAGCAGCAGAACGCCAATACAGAGCTTCAGAACGAAGTTGCGGCAGCAAAAAATGAAGCAAAGCAGTCACAGATAGAGCTTGTAGCTACAATGACGGCGGTAACTCTTGGCGTAGATGCAAAAACAATTCCATATCTTGTTAAAATGGCAGATTTTAGCAAAGCTGTCGGTAATGATGGAAAAATATCAGAGGACAGCATTAAGGCTGCACTTGAGCAGGTCCTTAAAGATGTGCCGGCATTAAAACCAACACAGGGAGCAAATAGCGGATTTCAGTTAGGAGCTCCGGGAGGTAACAATAATAACCAGGCAAATGAAGATGCTCTTAAAAGAGCCTTCGGATTATAAGAAAGCGAGGAAAAACAATGGCAGTATATGAATATGCAGAAACATTTACACAGCTTTTACAGCAGAAATATGCGAAAGAGTTGTGTTCGGATGATTTAACAAAGTCTAACCCACAGGTAACATTTATCAATGCACAGACAATCAAGTTGCCAAGAATGGCGGTAAGCGGTTATAAGGACCATACAAGAACACCGGGATTCAACGCCGGAACATTATCAAACGATTGGGAGCCAAAGAAGTTATCACACGATAGAGATGTTGAATTCTTCATTGATCCAATGGATATTGATGAGACCAATTTAACATTATCGGTTGCCAATATTCAGAATACGTTTGAGACTGAACAGGCCATCCCCGAAAAAGATTGTTACAGATTTTCAAAACTGTATTCAGAACTTAGCACACATAAGGCGGGCAATATTAATACAACAGCTATTACAGCAGCAAATTTTCTTGATGTATTTGATGATCTTATGGAATCTATGGATGATGCTGGAGTTCCTGAAGAGGGAAGAATTCTTTATCTTACACCTAAGATGATGAAGATTGCTAAAAAAGCAGATGGGATTCAGAGAACAATTGATGTCAGCGGTAGTTCCAATGTTGTTAATCGCAAGGTTCACAGTCTTGATGATGTAATCCTTAAATCTGTACCATCGGCAAGAATGAAGACAG